ATGTAAGAAATGGTGATTGTATGAAAGTTAGTGCACCCAAAGGCCATCACTGGATGAAAAAAGGTAGTAGCTATAAACTAATGAAAGACCCAGTAGACGGCTACAAACCACACAAAGGAGCTTCTAAGTCAGCTAACTTTGAAGTTCAAAAGGTCCACAAAAAGTAAGGAGATTACTATGGGATACGGAAATGCGTACGGTGGTAAAAAGAAAAAAGTAAAAAAGCCAAAGGGTAAGTAACAATGGCTAAAGCAAAAGCAAAGCCAAAGAAGTCAGGGCCTACTCCTAACAACAAAGCATTGTACGCTAGAGTCAAGGCAGAAGCTAAACGTAAGTTTGACGTGTGGCCTTCTGCGTACGCTTCTGGCTGGCTGACTAAAGAGTATAAGAAACGTGGAGGTACGTATGCCTAGAAAGGTTTCTACAGGAGGTGCTAAACGTCCCAAGAAAGGTCTTACCAAATGGTTTGATGAAGAATGGGTAGACGTTAAGACAGGCAAAAAGTGTGGTCGTAGTGGTAAGGAAAAGAAAGAGCGTCCATACCCCTCTTGTAGACCTAAGGCAGTAGCAGCTAAGATGACTAAAGCTGAAAAGAAGTCTTCTGCTGCACGTAAGACAGGACCAAAAGCTATTAAACACGCAGTTACAGCTTCTGGCAAGCGTAGGAAAACTACAAGAAACGCTTGACATTTACAGAAAAGTGTGATATAATAAAACTATAGTTAACAACTTTAGAGAAACTAATGACAACTGAGCTTGAAACTTATTTTAATAACTACAACGAACTCTTCAATAGCGAAGGTTTCAAACAACTCGTCCAAGAGCTTTCTACTAATGCAACTCAACTAGCAGATATACAGACTGTAAAGAACGAAGAAGACCTCTTCTTTCGTAAAGGTCAAGTAGCTGCTTTAGCAACAGTAATCAATCTACAGGCTACTATAGAAGCCGCTAGGGACCAAGCAGAGGCTGAAGAAGAAGGCCCTGTAGATGTATAAAATATATGACTTCCGTTGCACTAACGGACACGTCTTCGAAGATTTTGTAAAGAGTGGTGTTACAACCAGTAGGTGCGGTTGTGGCGCTAACGCTACAAAAATGGTATCTGCCCCGTCTTTTCACCTTGATGGTTCTACTGGGGACTTCCCCGGTAGGCACATGAAGTGGGTACGAGAACACGAAAAAGCAGGTAGAAAATGAACACCTCCATAATGATTATAATCACGGGGTTTAATTATGTCACGAGCAACAATGCTTGATTCACAGCCTGAAGAGGACAACGTGGACACCATTGAAAACGAAGCAGAAGAGACTCAACTAGAAGAAGTTGAACAACCTCAAGAAAAACCTACAGTTCCAGAGAAGTACCAAGGTAAGTCAATGGAAGAAGTTGTACAGATGCACCAAGAAGCTGAAAAGCTTTTAGGTCGTCAGTCTTCTGAAGTAGGAGAGCTTCGTAAAGTAGTAGACGATTACATTAGTAATCAGACACCTACTCAAGCACCTCAACAGCAACACGTTGAGCCTGAAGACGATATAGACTACTTTACAGATCCTCAAGGTGCAGTAAACCGTGCTATTGAGAATCATCCTAAGATTAGAGAAGCAGAGCAGTACACGGCGCAGTACAAGAAACAGTCGTCATTGTCTACGCTTCAAGCTAAACATTCAGACATGCAGCAGATCCTTGGTGATCCTAAGTTTGCAGAGTGGATTAAAGCGTCTAAGATTAGGACTCAATTGTTTGTACAAGCTGACCAACAGTATGACGCTGACGCCGCTGACGAACTCTTCTCACTCTGGAAAGAACGGAAGACAGTAGCCCAGCAAACTGCCCAAGTTGAAAAACAGGCACGTAAGCAACAACTGAAGGCAGCAAACACAGGCAACGCACGAGGCAGTGCTGAAGGGACACGTAGGAAAGTATATCGTAGGGCCGACATTATTAAACTAATGAAGAACGACCCTGACCGTTATCAAGCAATGTCTAACGAAATTATGGCAGCTTATGCGGAGGGTCGAGTCAAATAATCTAGGAGATTGACATGGCTACTGCTACATATCCCGGCGCAGGGGGTAATACTGCGAAGACTGAAGCGGCTACTTTCATCCCAGAAATCTGGAGTGATGAAATCATTGCGGCTTACCAAAAGAACCTGAAGATGGCTCCGCTTGTTAAGAAGCTGGCTATGACAGGTAAGAAGGGCGACAAGCTTCACATCCCTAAGCCCGTACGTGGTGATGCAAATGTTAAGGCTGCTGACACTGCAGTTACTATCATTGCAAACACTGAAGGCGAATTGACTGTTGACATCGACCGTCACTTCGAGTACTCACGCTTGATTGAAGACATCGTGGAAGTTCAGGCTCTTTCTAGCCTCCGTCAGTTCTATACAGAAGATGCTGGTTATGCTCTTGCTGTACAGATTGACAACGACCTCCACGCAGCCGGTACTGGCTTTGGTGACGGTGGTGCTGTAGTATTCAGCCCAGCAGAAACTGACTACCAGCACTCTGGTTGTTTCTTTAACGACGGCGGTACTACTACCCAGTACACTGACGACACTATTGTCCCAGCAGCCGTATTCACTGATGCGTTCTTCCGTGACATGATCCAGAAGCTGGACGACAACAACGTACCTATGGACGGACGTTCGTTAATCATTCCTCCTTCGGTTCGTAACACTATCATGGGCATTGATCGTTATGTGTCTTCTGATTTTGTAAACGGTCAGGTAGTCAACAGTGGTCTTATTGGTAACCTCTACGGTGTGGACGTTTACGTCTCTGCTAACTGCCGAACTATTGAGGCGGCTGGTGACAACACTGCAGGAGCTGCTGATACCCGTGCTGCTCTTTTGTTCCACAAAGACGCTATTGTCATGGCAGAGCAACAGGCCGTACGTTCACAAACCCAGTACAAGCAAGAGTACCTCTCGACTCTGTACACGGCTGATTGCCTGTACGGTGTTCAGGTATATCGCCCTGAAGCTGGTTTCGTTCTCGCAGTCGCAGAGTAACGATCTTAGGGGGTCAGCAATGGCCCCTTTTTCTTTTCTTTTGTAGGAGCTTTTGATGGCTTTATTTCGTGGCACAGGTGGTTCCGGGGATGCTAGTACAGACACCTATGCGTCTGAAGTAGCCCTAGAAGCAGCTAGAGCCTCTACAAAAGCAAACGAAGCTGCGGCGTCTGCTACGTCTGCGGCTTCATCAGCTTCTGACTCTAACTCTTCTGCTTTGCTTGCTCTAGGTGCTCAATTTCAAGCCGACTTGTTTAAGCAGCAAGCAGAAACTTCAGAAACAAACGCTGGTAGTTTTGCAACCCAAGCTGGTAATTCTGCTCAGACAGCGGCTTTAGCCAAGACAGCCGCTGACACTGCACAGTCTGCAGCAGAGGTTGCTAAGACAGCAGCAGAAACAGCGGAGACTAATGCAGAGACTGCAGAGACTAATGCTGCTGCTTCAGCTACCACAGCAACCACTAAGGCTGGTGAAGCGTCCACATCAGCGTCTAATGCTTCTACCTCAGAAAGTAATGCTTCCTCTAGCGCCTCCTCAGCGTCCACCTCAGCCACAAACGCAGCCACTAGTGCTACTGCAGCACAGACTGCACAAACGGCTGCTGAGGCGGCTAAGGAAGCCATTGACGGCTTGTACTTAGGCACTGCCTCAAGCAACCCTACAGTAGACGGCAACGGTGACGCAGTAACAGTAGGTGACTGGTACTTTAATACCTCTGACAACACTACTCGTATCTATGACGGCTCTGGCTGGAACACCATCAATCCAGACCTTGTTGGTGACACTAGTCCACAGTTAGGCGGTAATCTTGCTAGTAACGGCAATGACGTTTTGTTTGCTGATAACGACAAGGTTATCTTTGGTGCGGGAAGCGATCTTGAGATATATCACGATGGTACTGACTCTTACGTTAAAGAAAATAATTCACTAGGAAGTTTGGTAATACAAGGGACGAATGTTTTATTAAAAGATGCTTTAGGTAATAATTTAATACAAGCAATATCTGGAAACTACGTTTCTCTTTATCATGACAACGACAGTCGATTTAACACTTCAGCAACAGGCGTTAATGTTACGGGACACATCACCGTATCAGGAGAGGTTGACGGTCGTAATGTAGCTTCGGACGGCTTTAAACTAGACAGTATTGAAGCCAACGCAGACGTAACCGACGCAACCAATGTTACAGCCGCTGGTGCCTTGATGGACTCAGAGGTTACTAACCTTGCACAGGTTAAGGCTTTTGACACTACTGACTACGCTACAGCGGCACAAGGCGCTAAGGCTGACACAGCACACGGCTGGGGCGATCACAGCACTGAAGGATACTTAACGGGCAACCAAACCATTACGCTGTCTGGAGCAGTTACAGGCTCAGGCACTACTTCTATTACTACTACACTGTCAACGATTGACGGGGGAACTTATTAATGACCACGATTAAACTTAAGAACGGCTCTGGCGCTCCAA